GATGTAGTAGAAGAAGCGTTACTAAAAAGACTAGCTGAGGTACGTGCTGCCAAGAAAAAGCTAGAGCGACCAAAAAAGCCATATACTATTGTTAATATCAACAACAAAGTATCTGACTTTGGTGCAAAACTTGAGCAAGCTGTCAGTCAAAAAGCTGATAAATCTGATCAATATGAATCACCGCAAGAAGAACCTGAGCCAAGAGATTGGTCAGATGTGCAAGATATCAACTTTGATAATTATAGGTACGCTTTGTACAAAGACCTGCACATAATGGGTAATGCTTTTAGAGGCTCAGCTTTTCTTAACAAAGAGCATTGGAGCAAACGTTGGAAAAACGGTTTCTTCAAACTGCAAGCAGAGCAAGCTATGACAATGTGGAGAGATGGTGACACCATCTTTGACATATGCAAGAAACAACCAATCGTCTATACCTTAGATGATGGTAGACAGGCACAGAGAACGCCAACTGTTCAGACCATGCTAAAAAGACTTATCAAGTATATTACCAAGCATGGCACATTAACTGAAAAGGCTTACCTTTATGGACATCAGTTCTAAAGAGCAGTTGTTTGACGTGCAAGCAACCATTGATGAATTTGCATTGATGGAAGTGGCAGCAAGTATATCAAGGCTTGCTGCTGCTTGGGGTGTAACAAATAGTGAACTTATGAAAGAATGTATCACTATATACGAAAGCGAATTAAATTTAATTAAAGGAGAAAGTTATGGAAGGAAGCGAGTTACTAAATCTAAGAACTAAGCACAAGGTAACACAAGAATCATTAGCAGAGTACTTAGGATATTTTACACAAGGTGTGCCTAACAGAAGCATGATAGCTAGGATGGAAAAGGGTTATCAAAAAATTAACTTTAGACACAGAGTTTTAATTGAGAATTATTTCAAAGGCTTAGAGGACTTACAAAATGCAAACAGTTAAAGGATATCTTGTAGACCCATTTGATTCATCTATTAGTGAGATTGAATTTGGTGAATATGATCTAACAACAATTAAAAGAGCAATGCAGTGTGATATTCTTGATGTGGTTAGGTTGCCTAATGATGACATATTGTTTATTGATGACAATGGTCTGCTGCACAACAGCAATAGATACTTTGCAATCAATGGGCAGATCATTGCAGGCAGGTCTATTATTGCCACAGCTACCAGTGATGGTGGTACTATATCAGCTAGTCAACCATTGGATTATTATTTAAGAAAGATACGGTGGATGCCTACAGGTTATAAAGTAGAGCCATTTATGGAATTCATTCCACTTAACTAAGGGGGTAAGATGTTAAATTTTATATTTGCAGCGCTAGGTGTTTTTTTACTGGCTAACGTACTTGGCATTTTTATTGTTCTAGCTAACAGTTGGAAGGATACAGAAATGAATATCAAGGAAGATATTATTAAATGCAAGTGGACAAGATGAAAGTCTTTGAAGTAGTCATTACTGAAAGTCGCACAGCAACTTATACACTTGAAGCGCAAGATCATGATGATGCACTTGAAAAAGCAAAAGCACGTCTTAAAAAAGAATCAAAAATAAAACCATATCACAGCACTATGATAAGAGTGCTAGGAGAAGAAGATGGCATATCCGTACACAAGATCGCTTCTAGAAGTTAGAAAGCAAGAATTATCTGATGAAGAATTAGATAGTTTGTTGAAGTATCATTACTTTGAGTCAAGGTTAGAGAATGGTAAGCGTATTGAGTTTACACAAAACGTATATTTATCAGGTAGAAAAGAAACAAAGAAAGTAAAAACTGATATACTATAGTTTCATACTTGGGCAGGTGATTTATCACCTTAAAGGCTAGGATTTATTCTTAGCCTTTTTTTTTGCAAGCACGTTTTCTATTTGATTTATTAGTTCTGTTTCTACTGGTGAATATAATGCAGCGCTAGGTTTCGTCTTTTCTTTCGCTAGAATACTTGATATTAAGTCCTGCAAGGGTGCAGAGTCGGTTTTTTTCATCAAGTCCTTTATCTGTGAGTTGAATATTAGAATCATTTTTTTCTACAAAACCTTCCTGCATAAGTTGTTGCTCTACATCTTGTGGCAGTTCTTCCTTAAACATGACTGTTAATATGCCGCCAAGTCTTTTGTTTTGTGTTTTGGACAATGCCATTAGACGTGTTCCCATTCCTTGCCTTCAAACAACAAGGCTTCTGCTTCTCTCCTACGAACTAACCCTTCAAGAACTTTACCATTAGCTTTGTTCCATCTTTTGATCTGTGCAGGCACATCTTCATATGCGCCACTGTTCAGAACTTTGAGTAAAGTGCTTCGTGATAAATTTGTAGCACCAAGATTAAATGTCCAAGAGATAAGCGCATCAGCTTGACACTGATTAAGTGGCACAGTTACAAGTTCATCTACTTGTTGTGCAAAGTCATATAGTTCTTCTTCAAGCATCATTTCAGCTTTTGTCTGTGACCATACATCACCTTTCTGTACTCCTTTAGTAGAACCATAACCAATAGTCCATACACCTGCAGCACATTTGTAGGCTTCTAGCTTGCAACCTTCAAACTTCTTTACTAAGGCAACACCTTCGTCTGATATAACCATATTAGTAACCCCCCCAAATTTTGGTTTTTTTGCCACCCCAGTATTCAACTGCATGACCTTCTTTTTTAAGTATTTCGCAAATATTTTGACCATCTTCTGTAAAAGGTATTGCTAATATTCTGCCATACTTTCCTTTACCTAGCGATTGGATTTTGAATTTACCATGACATAACTCCTGCAGTCTTGCTTTGGCTGCCAAGCCTAGTTTCTTTTCTTCTAAATCCCTTGTACGAGATTCAGGAGTATCTATACCTGCTAATCTGCACCTTTGTTTGTGCAGCTTAACATTAAAGCCAAGATCAAGGATTACATCAATGGTATCGCCATCAACAACCCTATCCAGTTCGGCTTCGTATACAAATGGAATTACTGAGTCAGTCATAGTAAGTGTGCTAATGCACTAATCTTATTTGCTTTTGTCCTTTGCAAAACCCCAGTTACACGCTGCAAGATCAACAAGTTTGTATAACTTACCAATCCATTCATCGTCTTTAGGTGTTGGAGTGACAGCAGCAATGATAGAAGCAACAGTTACTATTACAGTAATCATGCTTACTAAATTGATTATCATATCCATAAATAACTCCTATAGATAAAAGTTATTACCGATAGTATCGTCTAGTTTTCTTCTTGTCTAGTTTCTTTTGGCTCTTCTTTGTCGTCTAAAGACCGATAATATTTGACAACTGCAATGATATCTCTGATGTATCTTTTATTTTCTGCGGTGTTTTCTGATAGATTTTGATAGCCTTGTGATGTTAAAGCATAGTATGCGGTAGGTATTGCTGAACCATCTTCAATGTCTTTAACCAGAGAATCCATAATTTGAGGAGTAAGGATTGTCCACTCTATATCACGAAGTTGTAACTCCATTGGCATAGGTGGGTGATACATTGGAGCAGGCTCAGCAATGGTTCTAACTTCAACAGGTTTTGATTGGCTTGGTATTAGGGAGCAACCTGTTAAAGCAAGAAATAAAACTGGTACTACATATTTAATCATATTGTTCAGGTTTAGTTAGTTCTATCATATCGTCTTTGACTTTTTTTGTACCTTTGTTGACTATGTTTTCTATTAGCTTTGGTTTTGCTAGTGCCAACTTTCCTATATCATGTTTGGCAAATGTATCTCTTAGTTTACTTAATTCTCTCTGTGCTTCTTGGCGTTGGGTTTCAAGTAATGTTATCTGCTCTGTCTGACGTTTTTGATTGGCAAGATAATTTTTTATACTCTCGTTTTGGTCTGCTATTGATTGTTCTAGCTTTGCTTGGTTTGTTCTTAGGGTTTCATTTTCTGCTTGAAGCAATTTAATATATAAAAAACTGCCACCTAAAACAGTTCCACATATACCAATAATTATGAAGTTAAGTTTCATGAGCCTTGTGTAATTTTTATTACTGAGTCGCCACCACCATTAATCTTAATTGTATTTGATACACCGTCTTGTATAAATATAACTGTGTATCCCTGACTAGAGTTTAAATCAACTTGCACTGATTGTTCAACCTTTCTGCGTAAGCTAATAACTTCGCCTTGTACTAAGGTAATGATCTGTGTTGTTGGGTCTTGCCCTACTTTTGTACCTACAATCCTTGTAATCTGTTGCTCTTGTTCAAGATCATCTTCAGCTAACTTGTCTAATTCATCTATAACTTTCAGCAAATCTTCAAAGAAATTGACATCAAGATAATTGATATCTAGTTCTGTAAACTCTAGTTCATCTTTGGCAAAGTAGTCTGCATCCAGTTCATCAAACTCTAAGAAGTCTACATCTAAGACATTGCTTGAAGATGATGTAGTTTCTTCTATGGTTTCCCTTACACGTTCAGGTGGATTGACAATGAGC